TTATTTTCATTACCTTACCAGATGATGCAGGATTATTTACAGCATTGACTGCTGAAGTTCCTGTTAATAATGCAGTTGCTGTCTTTGCAGTAATGGTTGCTACATTGACAATATTAGGTGCTGCCATTTTTATTTTCCTCTTCAGTTTCTATGTTTAGTTTATCTAAACCATAACCACCAACCCAAGGTTCAAGTAGGTCATCTGTTCTAAACCATGTTTGATGTTTCTTAATTAACTCTATAATGTATTGCATAAATCTTTCTTTCTATACTACCCAAAAACCATTGCCATTGCTATTGCTTTTCCAGTTGATGCTTTAGCATCTAGTTGCGTTTGTATTGCACTAGTTACACCATCTACATAGTTTAGTTCAGCAGCACTTGCAGTTATATTAGTACCACCAATATCTAGAGTAGTCATAGAAACTTCTCCAGCAACAGTAAGAACACCATTAGCTAATGTCATTAAATCGGTATCATCTGTATGACCTATAGTTGTACCGTTAATTAAAACATTGTCAATGTCTAAAGACCCACCAGATATAAGACCAGTGGTTGTAATCGTAGATGACCCAGTATCTATGTTACCAAAACCAGAAGTTATAGAACCAGAGTCTAATGCTCCAGTTGTAACTATATTACTACCACCAACAGAGTGACTAGCAAAGTATGTAGATACAGTATCAACATTAGTCATACGCATTGTACCACCATCATTAATAAGTATACCATCACCACTTGCTACTGCTGTTGTGCCTCTAGCTGTATCACCATCAATTAAATTTATTTCAGCACCTGTAGTTGTTATAGCTGTACCTGCATAGTTTAAATTACCAGCTGCTATATTTACTTCACCTGTACCTTTAGGTGTAATATCTATATCTACATTTGAATCTGAACCAAATGCACCAACAACAATTGCATTGCCTGTTGCAGAGTTAGTTACTTCAAGAGCGTTAACAGCAGAACTTGTAGTTTGAAATACAACCTGTTCATTACCATTTGCATCAGCAATAAAACCTGCATCAGCAAACTTAGGAGCAGTAAGTGTTTTGTTTGTAAGTGTAGTTGTAGAACTAGCAGTAACAGCAGATGTCATTGAGTTATCTACATATGCTTTAATAGATTGTTGTGTGGCTAGTTGAGTAGCAGAGTCAGAAGCTAAGTTATCTTCATCAAGAACTGCTGTACCACTAACACCTGTATTAAGTACTGGGCTAGTAAGAGTTTTATTTGTAAGTGTTTGTGTAGCTGTATCACCAACTAATGTAGATGTTGTAACTGGTAGAGTTAGTGTTACATTACCACTAAAGTCACTGTGAGCAGGAGCATTGATTGCTGCATAGTGAGCATTAGAAGACTCACAGTAGAAACGTATAGAAGATACAGAACCACTATTTTTAAGATCAATCAGACCACTTTCTATACCTACATTACCATCTAGTACAACCTGACCTGTACCTTTAGGTGTTAGCTTAAGACTAATGTTTGAGTCACCACCTGTAGCTGATACCTCTGGTGGATTACCTGTAGCAGCATTAGTAATGTCTAGTTGGTTGACTGCTGTAGCTGTTTTCTGAAATATAATAAACTCATTACCACTATCATCATTAATACCATGTGCATCATCAAATGCTATATTAAAAGAGTTAGTATCAAGGTCAGCACCTAATTGTGGAGATGTATCTTCTACAACATTACTAATAGCAGAAGATGTAGCAAGACCTGCTACAACAGCACTTCTAGCTATTTTCTTAAGGCCACCACCTGATGTGTCTATTGCAAGAAATACATCATCGTTAGCTACTGTAGATATTTCACTTAGCGCAGTAACAGCAGTAGGATTAAAGTTTGTGCCATCAGCTATAAGCAACATACCAGAAGTATTTGTACCCATAGTCAAGTCATCACCTGATATGGTTAAGTCACCTGTTACTGTAACATTGCCAGCAGCAGTAACATTAGCACCTGACATTGTAAGTGCAGTAGTTGAACCTGACTTAATTATAAGATCACCAGAACTATTAGTTAAAGCACCATACTGTGTGCCATCATCTTTTAATAATACATCTGCACCATTTGCATCAAGAACAACATCACCTGCTGTGTCAATAATTAAATCGCCTGTATCATTTACTATGTAAGAATTAGTACCACCATGATATAAGTTTAGGTCTTCACCTGCACCTATGGTAAGTCTACCTGTAGCACTATCACCTGTAAGATCATCTGCATCAGCATCTACATCTATCTTCAACAAACCACCTGACGTTATGTTAGATGCACCATTATCAATATTACCAAAGCCAGAAGTTATACTACCAGAATCTAATGCACCTACAGTTGTTAAACTTGCACCTGTGTCAATGTTAGATTCTACCCACGTTTCTAAATCAGCAAACGTAAGCTGTTTCATTGTACCACCATCGTTTATAATAAACTGATCTGAGGTTGCTATAGATAGACCAGTAGAAGCAGATGTGTCACCATCTACAATATTAAGTTCAGCAGCAGTAGAAGCAATAGCTGTGCCATTAAAGTTAATAGCATCTATGTATGCAACACCATCAATGTATAAATCTTTAAACTCTGCACCACTAGAACCTAAATCAAATGCATCATCAGTAGATGGTACAATACTAGTTGCGGCTATAGTAAGTTGTTGTGCTGGTCCTAGTTTAGTTATTGCACCACCTTCTGCTGCTGTACCATCATGCGTATGTCCTGATGTACTAAAGGCAGTTACGATAGCATCAAACTCTCCATCAAAGTCAGAGGCATTAATAATATTACCATCAGCAATATTGTTAGCAGTATCGTTACGTGTATATCCTGTTCCCATTTTTAATTACCTTCTTGCATGTGTTGCATATTCCAGTGTCAATGCGTCAAGCGCATATGGAACATCTGTATTATTATCTGCTTCAAACTGTGCAGATATAGTTTTACCTGATCCTGTAGTCTGTGCAGAAAATACTTTCTGTAACTTAGCACCATAAGTAGCAGATCCATATGCACCAATACCATAAAATTGTGCCTGATTACTAGTTGCATTTGTAAATGTTACTGCTGGCATAACTACAGCACCACTCTCATCAAAGTCAAATTTTAAGTTTAGATCAAAGTTTACTCTTCCTTCTGGATCTAGATAGAACTGAGCTTTGTATATTGTCTTTCGTATACGTGGATCATTGATAGGATAGAAAGGTGTAGCAAATGTAGTTGCTATATTATTACCATCAAAACTAGATGTGTCATTTTCCATTCTGTGTAGATAACCTTCTTTACCTGAAAACAGAACAAACTCAGTTGTTCCTGAATACACACTTGCACATGCTGTTGCTTGTATACCTCTGGTTTCTGCAAAGTCAATAACAGATGCTTCACCGGGAGATGCAAATTGTGTAAACAGTATACCTTGTGCATTAGGTCTTGTAAAGCTATTATTCCAACCTAATAGTCTATATTGTGATTTATTTCTTATAACTAAACTAAAAAAGTCTGTATGTAATTTTACAAATTCATTAAACGTACCTTGTATCTTTTTAGTAATAGGTGCTAATCCAAAGTCACCAATACGTTCAGTAGCACTAAGAAGTCTTAAACCATCAGGAGCCATGAATACAACATCACCACCTATTTCTTGTACGCTGTCAGTCTGTATACATCCTATGTCACGTGTAATAGGTTGTAAGTTAAAAGTTGCTAGTGCGTCACCATTTAATCTAAAGATAGATGAATCTGTAAATACTATAAGTTGATCTCTAAAACTTTTTATTGCTACTATACTATTATCTAAACCAATACTACCAGCACCATTACCACTTTGAAAATCTGTAGTAGTAAGTGGTGCACCAAAACTTAATACTCTACCTTTAGCGTAAAAGATGTGATTTTTATGTGTAGCTACAACTGTAGCACCTATTACATCTGATGGTGCACTATTTAATTCAGTAAACGTAGTGCCATCATATAGTGCAGGTGCATTTACACCATCAACCATTATGAGTGTTGATGTACCTGTAAAATCAATAATATCAAATCGTGTATTAACTGCACCTTCTCTACTAGTAGATATAAATGTTAAAGCCGCATTATCTGATGGACTACTATCTAGTGCTGGATCTATAGTAACAGTAAGACGTTTATGTGTTTCATTAGTATAAGATGATATAGTAGTTTGAACTGTATATGTTTTATCTACACCTGCAAT